GATTGAACTAATAGAAGCCGTAAAGGAATCTACACCTGAGTGCTATCCATGGGACGCAAACGACTAAAGGAACGGACCTAAAAATCCAACTACTTTAGGAGTAAACAAATGAACACACTAAACATGATCAAGAAGCAGATCAACAAAGCATCTGCAGTTCACGACGCACAGATTACCCACACCTCATATCGTGGTGTTGAGTATTCTACCCGTTGTGTAGAAAGCAAAGAGTCTCACGGGACTTTCTGCTATCGTGGACGCACTTACACCAAGTGATTGTCAAATCAATTGAATAGTGTTAAGATGGGAGGGAAACCTCCCATTTTTTTATGGATAGAGAGAAACTAAAACTAATTGTAAGGAACATGAAGTCTCTTGTTGATGCACTAGAGTCTGAGGTATACTCTGATGTAGATGCATACAAGGCAGAAAACTTTGATGATCCCACACCTAATTACATAGTAGATTACGACGAGGTATTTGAAGACGATGACAATTAATACTGCTACGTTGATCAGCGTAACTCCTGATGCAGAGAAGCACATGGCCTATTGTGCCCGTGTGTCCAATCCAAATAACCAGGATAATGAAAAGTTCTCTGGTCTTCTTAAGTATTGTGTGAAGCATCAGCACTGGAGTATCTTTGAACAGGCATACATGACTCTGGAACTGAGTACCACACGCGGTATCGCGGCCCAAGTGCTTCGTCACAGGTCATTTACATATCAAGAATTTTCTCAACGCTATGCAGATTCATCTTTGCTTAGTGATAAAATTCCTCTTCCTGAATTGAGGCGTCAAGATACAAAGAATAGACAGAATTCTATTGATGATCTTGATGCGTTTGAAGTGCAAAATCTTGAGTTGCAGATGCAGACTCTATTTGATTCTTCTATGGCACTTTATCAACAAATGCTTGAGCGTGGAGTTGCAAAGGAATGTGCTCGTTTTGTGCTTCCTTTGGCCGTGCCCACCAAAATCTATATGACAGGCTCAGTGCGTTCATGGATTCATTATATCGAATTACGTTCTGCAAACGGAACACAGAAGGAGCATATGAATCTTGCTCTGAGTGCGAAGGAAATTTTTATCAAACAGTTTCCTGCCGTCGCTGAAGCGATGGAATGGGTTTCATAAATATTTACACCAACAATTGAGTTATGCCAACATACCCTGTTATTAATCTAGAAACAAAAGAGAAAAAGACACTCAGTATGACTATGAAAGCATACTCAGAGTGGAAAGAAGAGAATCCAGGATGGGATAAAGACTGGTCAGAAGGATGTGCAGGGCAGTCTACTGAGTTTAAGTGGACTGGAGAAGCCAAGTCTAGTGGATGGAATGAAGTTCTGGACCGTGCATCTAAACAACCAGGTGCTAACGTTCGGAAACACCGTGACTACTCCTTCTAACTTTTTATACAACTTATGCCCGCAAAAAGAAAGACCCAAACTCCAGTTCCATTCGGAATGTCCAACAGACAAATGAAACGAAAGAAACCAATCAACTCAGATCTGATGAGGAAGATTGAACCTCTGACACAGAATCAAGAGGAACTCTTCCGCTGCTACAAGAATGATCAGAACCTTGTAGCGTATGGTTGTGCAGGCACGGGTAAGACTTTTATTACCCTCTACAACGCTCTCAAAGATGTTCTTGATGAAAGGACACCTTATGATAAGATCTACCTTGTGAGATCGCTTGTGGCTACTAGAGAGATTGGATTCTTGCCTGGAGACCATGAGGATAAGTCGTCACTTTACCAAATTCCTTATAAGAATATGGTGAAGTATATGTTTGAACTTCCTACAGAGTCAGACTTTGAGATGCTGTATGGTAACCTTAAGACTCAAGGAACTATTTCATTCTGGTCTACATCTTTTATTCGTGGCACCACACTTGATAATGCGATCGTCATCGTTGACGAATTCCAGAATCTAAACTATCATGAACTTGACAGTATTATTACGAGGATCGGACAGGACTCCAAGATTATGTTCTGTGGAGATGCTACTCAAACTGATCTTCTAAAAGATAGAGAGAAAAATGGTATTGCTGACTTCATGAAAGTTTTGCGTATCATGCCCTCTGTCGATATTGTTGAGTTCGGCGTCGAAGATATCGTTCGCTCTGGACTGGTGAAAGAATACTTACTTGCGAAGATGGAACTTAATTTATGAATTTTACTCATCATAATTTTCTCGGTGACCTTGAACTAAACAAAAAAGAAACAAACGGCATCCGTCTCTACAACCTTCCAAGTGGAGACTGGGTGCCTTCTATTACGTCTGTAACTTCTTTCTACAATCGACAGATCTTTGTCAAGTGGCGTAAGCGAATTGGTATTGAAGAAGCTAATCGTATTACAAAGAGAGCAACCTCGCGTGGAACAGACTTCCATGCAGCAACTGAACTCTATATGTTAAACAAAGAAATAAACTGGGACGACTTTAAACCTCTGACCAAGTTTATGTTTACCTATGCACGACCATATCTGGACAAGATAAATAATATACACGCTATAGAAAGGACCCTCTATTCTGAATATCTTGGATTAGCTGGTCGTGTTGACTGCATCGGAGAGTACTAAGGTGAGCTCGCAGTCATCGATTTTAAAACATCCGAAAAAATTAAACCAGAAGCATGGTTAGAAAACTATTTCGTTCAGGAAATGTTCTATGCATCTGCTTACTATGAGTTGACTGGCATCCCCGTAAAGAAACTCATTACCATCATGGTCACTCCTGGTGGTGAGGTTAAAGTATTTGACAAAAGAAACAAAGGGGATTATATTAAATTATTAGTACGTTATATTAAGGAATTTGTATCTCACAATCTTAGGACAGAGAATGAATGAACTAGAAAAAGCACTAGAAAGTAAATTCTTCTGCCCCTCACGATTTGCACAGGAGATCGAATCCCTGGTGCAGAAAACACAGGGAATGAGTTATATTGATGCAGTGGTTCACTTTTGTGAGCAGAATGCTATCGATTTAGATTCTGTTCCGAAACTTATATCTAAACCACTCAAAGAAAAAATAAAGTGTGAAGCACTGCACCTAAACTTCTTAAAGAGAAGTTCCAGGGCTAGATTGCCTGTTTGATTCCATTTTTGGGCGAAAAATTTTCCCGGCCAAAAATCCCCTTATTACTTTTTTGATGATGCCTTTTGATGCCTATAAGCAGTATCTTTCGTTGAAGAATCACTTCACGAAAGAGAAGTATGACTATCACAAGTATTGTGGAAAGAGTCGCGCAACAGTTCAATCTTTTTACAAAAGGAAAGATCGTTTCTGGTTTGAGAAACTAGCACGAAACAAAGATGACAAAGAAGTAATTGAGTTCTTTGTATCTAACTTTATCACCTGCACTGATCCAAGTAAGCTTTGGATAGGAGAAATGATACGTGAAGGTGAAGTTAGATACACTTCATGGAAGAAAAGAACTCAATCACTCTCATATGTTTTTAAGGAAGAGACCGAGAGAGTCTTTTCAGATAATAATTTTGATGCTATGTTTTCTATGAATGGATCTAGTCATCCAAACATTTTGAAATCTTATCTTAGAGATGACATATCAATTGAAACTCTGGTCATTCTTGATAGGATACTTGGATTTAAAACAAACTGGGATGATAAACTGTCTGATCCAGTATGGGAAACCGTCAGTATGAGGATGAAGAAGTATTCGCCATTCCTAAATATTGAGGTATCACGATATAAAAAAATTCTTAAGCAAATTGTTTTAGGGTAATGAGTTTTTTCGATTCCGATGTAGTCCGTGCAGAAATGACGGCAATAAGTGAGATTCAAGATGACGTTTATAAGAACGTCTTTAATTTTCCTTCTATGGATAAAGAAGAAAAACTAGAGCATGTTATGATGCTCGAAAAACTTGTGGACAAACAAAAAATTCTTTATGCACGTTTGAGTTTGTCTGATGACCCTGAGGCAAAAGAAATGAAAGAGCGGATTGTTGAGTCTGCTAAGATGATGGGTCTCCCGAAAGGGACCAATATGAATATGGTATTCAATAATATGTCACAAATGCTTGAGGTGATGAAGGACCAGATTGACAAGACTGGTTCTGACCTGTAGAATATCGAGGTACACACAAGCCAAATACGTACAAATCTAAACAATCCTATGTCTTTCGCAAATCTTAAAAAGCAATCATCTCTTGGATCTCTGACCTCTAAACTGGTCAAGGAAGTTGAGAAGATGAACAATACCAGTAGCGGTGGAGATGACCGTCTCTGGAAACCTGAAATGGACAAGACTGGCAACGGTTATGCAGTCATCCGTTTCCTCCCTGCCCCTAACGAAGAAGAACTTCCTTGGGCAAAGATGTACTCCCATGCCTTCCAAGGTCCTGGTGGTTGGTATATCGAGAACTCTCTGACTACAAACGGTGGCAAAGACCCTGTGTCAGAGCACAACCGTGAACTCTGGAATAGTGGTCTTGATTCTGATAAGGACACTGTTCGTAAGCAGAAGCGTAAACTGTCCTACTATGCCAACATCTATGTGGTTCAGGACAAGGCAAACCCTCAGAACGAAGGTCGTGTCTTCCTGTATAAGTTCGGCAAGAAGATCTTTGATAAGATCATGGAAGCCATGCAACCTGAGTATGAAGATGAAACTGCCATCAATCCTTTTGACTTCTGGCAGGGTGCTAATTTCAAACTGAAACTGAAGAAGGTTGCAGGTTATTGGAACTATGACTCTTCTGAGTTTGCAGCATCCTCTCCTCTGCTGGATGATGACGATGCACTGGAAGCACTGTGGAAGAAAGAGTATTCTCTGACTGCTCTGACTGCTGCTGATCAGTTCAAGTCCTATGAGCAACTGGAGAGCCGTCTCAAGATGGTGCTTGGTGCTAAACCTGCTGCCCGTCGTTATGATGAGGAGACTGCTAATGAGGACAACGATCGTGGATCCTACGCTCCCGATTTCTCCTCCCGTCGTCCTGATTCCACTCCTGCAAAGATCGGCAGTAATGACTTCAACGCACCTGACATCACTCCAACAAAGTCTGCTGACTCTGATGAAGATGATGCACTGTCCTACTTCCAGAAACTTGCTGAAGAGTGATGAGATATAACCAGTTGTGTTTAACCTTATTGGTTATCGCAGCATATATTAATCTACTGAAATAGTCTGATATTATCAGCAGTCTTCATGGATTCAGTCTTATATTGACTGGATCCTTTTTTGTATGTCATGATAATTTCTAGATCATCTAGGGCGATACTCAGATATTGTGGTTTAAGTAAAAAGATATTTCTTCTTTCATCTTGAAGTTGTTCCTCATACTCATAATTTGTTACTGTCTTGACTGGGTACTTAGTTACAAGTCCACCATCACGACTATCAAAGTAAGTGATACTGTAATCTGATGTAACTTTCAGTCCTTTTTGAACCATGATAACGTTATCGCCATTTCTTGTCTCTACAGTTTCATAATGATGAACTTCATTTACTTTTTCATATGATCCATACTTGTCTAACAGATACTTGTCATACTCTAATTGTGACATGGGCCATTCTGTTTTGACATTAATTATATTGTTGGATGCTAAGACTAACCAATCTAAACTAGAGTCACTATAGAATTCAAAGGCAACATTATCAGGTCTCTTATTTCCAGAAACAATATACTTTGTAAATGTTGATAAGTCTTGAAAGATGTCTTCTCTAAGAGCACCTTTCTTAAAAAAATTTTTTACAGGAATATAGTCTGATATGTTTGCATCAGGAAGTCTGCTGACATACTCGAAGTTTGGAACTTTGTTAAAATAGTTTGACATTTTAGAAACCTATTTCTACTGATGGGCCAACGCTGTCTATCCCTCCAGGAACTGGTGGTCCTATTTCGGGGGCTAATTGATTTACAGTATCCTCGTCTTCATAATCATCGTTGAATATGGGTTCAAGTTCTTTCATCTCAAGAGTTATTTGATAAGAAACCATGTATCCATCTGGTAAGGTCGCATAATTATTCTCTGGAGTATAATCAGTCTTGAAAGACATCAAAGCACACTCTTTCATTTTTCCTATGAAAGGATGTTCGTCGAGTCCTTTAGCCAGATAGTGAACTTGAAATGTATGCGGAGCAAGTAAGAAAAGATTTCCGACACTCCTCCTTGGTGCCATTCCTTGTTTAAAGAATCTAATAATTTTGATGATCTCTGACGCTTCTTTTTTGCTACGGGCAGACATCTTAAATGTAAAAGTAAAAGGTCTCAGTGTTGGTTTATTAAACAGAAGTTCTAAGTTTGGGTTTAGAACGGCCCCATCAGTTCTCTTGAGCAATCCAGTCACACCAGCTGCTTTTCCACCATACAGTATTTTTAAAGCTCTTTTTATTTCTTCTGACGAATTTTTCAGTCTTCCAGTTAACCCTTCGATTGCTTGACCTACGGATTCACCACCCTCTATTCCACCGATTGCAAGTTTTGCTGCTTCTAGTTTAGCCAAATTCATGGAGTCTTCACCCCAATCACAACCATTTAGATCACTAATTCCACCTTGAATTGCTAGAGTTGCCGATCCAATTTTTCTTGAACCTCCATCTACTCCAATTCTTTCTCTCTCTCCAAAGCCAAAATTCTCTCCTGATCCTAAGTCTCTTGGTTCATATTTAAGCATGACAAACTGAATCACATCTTGTGCATCATTAATGGTTATTGGATATCTGTAGTCACCAAAAGCGTTTCTTGTCTTTTTATTTTCTTTGATGTCGAGTTTGTCAAGAACATCGGTTGCGATTGTTTCTGCATCGTCTTTTGGATCTGTCGTTGTCTTGCCAGTCTTGAGTAATTCTTGCATCGATTGATTGCAACCTTCTGCAGTCGATCCTTCTACTGCTTCGCATCCAGCTCGGGCGGTCGTTAATGCTTGATTTTTTATTTCTTTTTGAACTTTATCACTTGCGAATATTTTTTGACCAGATTTATTAAGCACCGACTCAAAATCTTTTTCAGGTTTCCATTTTCCACCTGGTTCAATAGAAGCAACTGGCGAGTCTCCAGATATGCCAGAAAGGTTGCCGAGAATTTGTTTTTTATAAACTGTAGTTTTTCCGGTATTGGCATCAACAATAGTATAAAATTCCGCGTCTGATTGCCCTTCTATTCCTGGGAGCGAAAAATTATTTTTATCCCTATCCCCGTACAATCCCATTACACACCACTTTTTTATCTATTTAGCACGAACTTTCCATATGACAGGGATAGTAAATCATCAAGTTCATCTTGTTGAACGATATAAACTTGAGTTCCCAACTCTTCCCAAGTATATTGTCGATAGTCTTGGTGATGGAAGTTAATACCACGAAATCCCCACTGAAATAAATCAGTCACTGCAACTAGTGGGTGTTGGTCGTATTCAATATTAGGTGTCTTTGCGAAGTATTTGAAGGTACAGATGTTCCCTTCTTCAGGTATGGGTGTTACAGTGTCATTCAGTGCATACATTATCAAAGTCATTCTATCATCAACACTAGACTCAGATTGAATGTCTTGTCTTACTGGTTCGATACGGTTCATTTGATTCCGAGTTCGTCCTCTGTAATTACTTTGAATTCAATTCGTCTGTCTTCACAGAACTCAACTGCAGCTTTCCACTTTGCTTTATTGACTTCCCAGGTCTTACACTCATACAGATAAGATTTAGTCACTCTCTTTCTTTGTTTTGGTGGTTGTGTTTGTCTCTTTGGTTTCACTTCAACCACGTAGGTTTTAACGTGACCTGCGTTTTCTTTTACCTTGATAATGAAGTCAGGAAAATACTTATGCACTCTCCTATCAAGTGGTGAGATATATGGAATGAAAAATTCTTCACTACCCCACTCAAGAATATTATCATTTAAATCACAGTAACGACAAAACTTGCGCTCCCAACTACTACGACATATAATATTGTTGGGATTACCCTTATATTTCGTAGGAAACGAAGGTTTGTATTTACTTTTTATACTTTCTCCCATACATAGTATATAAAGTCAAAAACTATTTATAGATGGCTGGACGAGTAACAATAGATCAGTTCAAGTCTCAACTGGGAAGACCGTCTCTTACTTCTAAGTATTATGTAGAGATTCCTCTGCCTGCTGGTACGGCTGGTGGAAGTGATGCTGCATTTAGAAATTTTGCAAAGGCACAGGGATTTGATGTCACAACTGATATTCAGAGAAATATAAATCTATATTGCACAGAGGCATCTCTTCCTGGTTCAAGTCTTGCAACGCTTGAACAGACTAGTGATAGGACGGGTGTAACAGAAAGACATGCTCATCGTAGAGTCTTTGATGATAGAATTGATCTTACTTTTTATGTTGATGGGGATAACTATACAGTTATTAAGTATTTTGAAACCTGGATAGATTTTATTAGTGGATCTGGAACCACACAAGATTTTGTTTCGGCAAATAGAAATGAAAAATTAAATGAAAATTATTTTTATCGAATGAACTATCCAGATGAATATACTTGCTCTGGGTTTAAAGTTACAAAATTTGAAAGTGATAGTTTCAGAAACATTAATCCGACTGGTGGTAGTTTAGTTTATAATTTTGTGAAGGCATTTCCTATTTCAATTAACTCTATGCCTATTTCCTATGATGCATCTCAATTATTGAAATGCACGGTGTCTATGACGTACTTGAGATATGTTATTGAAAGAACCAAAGCACAAACACCACCTGCAGAGAAAACGCCACAACCAAAAGTACCAGAACCAAAACCAAAAGATGGTTCATCATCTGCTCAACAGTTCTTTAATGATAATAGAAGTAGTTTACTTAAAGATAAGAACGGAACTAACTTCCCGTTTGATGTAAACAAATTTGGTGGTGGTAAACCTCTAAACACAAATCTCAATTCAGATGTTGCCTAATAAATAATCATACTGAACTTCTATAGGATATTATGCCTTTACCAAAGATTGCTACACCAACTTATGAACTTGAGTTGCCATCAACAGGAGAATCAATTCAATACAGACCCTTCCTTGTAAAAGAAGAGAAGGTTCTTGTGATTGCTTTAGAAAGTGAGGATACAAAGCAAATCACAACAGCTATTAAGACAGTCATTAAAAACTGTATTAAAACAAAAGGTATCAAAGTAGATTCTCTTCCCACATTTGATATTGAATATTTGTTCTTGAATATTCGTGGCAAGTCTGTCGGTGAAGAGATTGAAGTCAATATTATTTGCCCTGATGATGAGGTGACTGAAGTTTCTGTGACGATTGATATTGATTCTATTAAAATTCAGAAGAGTGATGATCACACGAACAAAATTCAACTTGATGATGACATTATGATGGTAATGAAGTATCCATCGTTGGATCAGTTCATTAAGAACAACTTTGACTTTAATGAAAAGAATGTTATGGATCAATCATTTGATCTAATTGCATCTTGTATTGAATCTATCTGCACTGAGGAAGATGTATGGGCAACTGCAGACTGCACTAAGAAAGAGGTATCCGAATTCCTTGAGTCTATGAATTCATCTCAATTCAAGGGTGTGGAGAAGTTCTTTGAGACGATGCCTAAACTAGCACATACTGTCTCTGTTACTAATCCAAAGACTAAAGTTAAGAGTGACGTTGTACTTGAGGGATTAGCGTCTTTTTTCGCGTAGCCATGGTTCACATGAACCTTATGGCATATTTCCAACTGAACTTTTCGTTGATGCAGTTCCATAAATATTCACTAACAGAGATTGAAAACATGATCCCTTGGGAACGTGATGTTTATGTTAACATGTTACAGAATCATCTTGAAGAAGAGAAGTTAAAAGCACAGCACCGAAATGGCATCTAGGACTACTACCGATCCAATAGAAATACTCTTAGAGATGGGTGTAGACCTAGATAATCTCTCCGAGGAAGAGGATTATCTTAGTGCGCTGAAAGAAGCAATTGCAACTATTCAGTTTCAAACTAAGGGTGGAGGTGATGAACGCTCTGCAATATTATCGCAAGAAGTAATAAGAGTAAGAAAGCAAAGAAAGGCAGCAGACTCTAAGTTTAAAGCAAGAAAGACAAAGATATCCGCAGGTTCATTAAAAAAAGGATCTGCTACAGGGACTAATGTTGCACCAAAGGCATTACCTGGTAGTGCAATAGTTTCTTATCAAAAACCTGAAGCAGAAGAAAAGAAAGAAGAGAAAAAGAAAGGTAGTTCTAAAAATCTTATATTAGAGATTTCTGAAACTGTTACAAGAATTGCTGATATCTTAAAGGATCAGTATAAACTTAAAAGAGATACTGCAACCTTTGATAGAAAGAAAACAGAGAGAGAAAAAAGAGATCTTCAAAAGAAAAATTTAGCAAAAAGATTTGAAGGTCTTAAAAAAGTAGCACAAAAAATAATTGCACCTGTCAAAGGAATCTTTGATAGGATAATGGGATTCTTATTCAATATTATATTAGGAAAATTTCTAATAAAATTAGTTGAATGGTTCTCTAATCCAGATAATCAAAGCAAAATTAAATCTATTATTAGATTCCTCACTGATAATTGGCCAAAATTACTATCAGCATACATCGTTTTTGGAACAGGACTTGGTAAGTTCTCTAGGTTCCTTGTTAAAATTCTTGCAAGAGGTGCTGTTCGATTAGCAGCAGCAACAACAGGATTACTAGCTCGACTCTTTGGTTCGAGAGCGTTAGGAAAGTTCTCACGATTTTTTGGCAAAAGAGGAAGACTTATTGCTGGTGGTATCGAAGCAGTTACCACTATCGTTGCTTTTAAAGCATTAGAGGATGCCTTTACAAAAGGAGTAGCACCTGAAAAATCTGCAAGTATTGATAATGACATTCCTATTAGTGGATATCAAGGTGGTGGATTAGTACAACCAATATTTAAATTTGGTGGTGGTGGATCAGTAAAATTTAATCTACTAGATCCACGCACTTGGATGAGTGGTAAAGGTCAACAAGCCGTTGATAGCAAAAAGACTGGTGCTTATGGTAATAATTCTTTAAGTGGTAGACTTCTGAATAGAAGAAATGCTACTAATGAAGCCATCCAAAAGATGCGTGGTTATGAAGAAGGTGGAGAGGTCGATGGACCAGGTGGTATTGATAAAGTCCCTGCGATGCTCACTGATGGTGAGTTTGTCATGTCTCGTGGTGCTGTACATAAGTATGGGCTATCACAACTAGAATCGATGAACGCTGCTGGTGGTGGCACCAATAAACCCAAGATCATGAACGGTATGGTCTATGCAGTTGGTGGTGGAGGAATAGGTGCTTATTTTAATGAAGTTAAAGAACGTTTTATATTGGGAGATGACAGTCTCCTTAATCGATTAGCTCATGGTGATCGTAAAGGAGCACTAGAAGCACTAGGAATAAAAGTTGATGAAAATACTAAAGCAGCAAAGGAAAATACTAAACAGAGAAGAGAAGAATCTAAACAGAGAAGCGAAGATATTTACACAGTTGAAGAACTTATAGCAGGAGCTGTTGGTATTGCTCAATCTTTAGAACAACAAGCAGCAGGACTTTATGATCAAGCGATGTCTGGGGCAGCACAACTTATTGATCAGTCAGTGGTTATTGCAGAGCAATCTGCACAGCAAGCAAAGCAACTTGTTGAGGGTATTCCTGCAGCAGCAAAAAAACAATATGATCAGTCTATAAGAGGAATTTATTCTGCCACGGCAGATCCCCTTAAAGCTGCAGAAGCAAAAAGATATGTAACTCAAGCAGAGTTCGATAAGTTATCTCCAGAAGAACAGTTAGATAAGTTAATTATTGATCAGACTAATAAAGATGGTGTTGTTACGTCTACAACAACAGCATTAACCAAGAGAAATCAAGATAGACAAACTGCTACTATAGAAAGACTTACAAAGGGTCTCGATAGTGAGAATTTTCTTGAAAGATTAAAAGCTGATATCATGAATCGGGGTATTATTAGTCTGCCATCTCAGATGCTAAGTGATATGGGAGCAACTGAAGGATTTGATAATTTAATTTCTGGTTTAAGTGGAGGAAAAATTAAGCAAACTTCTGCTGTACTAAGTGGTCTAGAAATGACTGCAAAGGGAATGCTGGGTGATGCAGGAAAGCCTTTCAGAACGGATGCGAGTTCCATACTTAAATATAATAAACCATTAATGGAGTTTGCTATTAAAAATAATCTTGTGAATAGCAAAGGTGAGTATATGGTAGGAAAGGGTTCTTGGAGTGATGCTCTTGGAATTGAAGCATATGCAACTCAAGATATTGGTCTTTCAAAAGAGGAGAAGGAAAAGAATTTCCGTATTGTTGGTGGAACCAAAGATAGACAAGGTAAATACACAGTCATAGATGATAAGGGTAAACCACAGACCAGATATACGGAACATTTGTATGATAAGATGCAAAGAGAGTCCATGGGGTCAGGGGGTGCTGCTAAAATTGCAAACTATGGTCTAGGACAGTTTAATTTTTCTGTTGATCAAAAAACTGGAAAGGCAATAGTAACAGACTCTTGGGACTCTAATAACTCTGCAGCATATTATTTTGATGAATCGGAAGCTGCTTTTAAAAAAGGTGATCCCTACATCGGAGCATTTAAAGGATTATCAGGAGTATTGAGAATGAATCAAAACTCTCTCCTTGGTCTTGGTGATACAGGATTTGCAAATAATCTGCCTGCTGGTGTGCGTATTGAATCAGAGGATGACTTCAGGCATCTATTAAATTCTACACCAAGTGCTATTAAGAGAGAATCAGCACAAATATCACAATCATCCGCAAATAAAGCAGGTTATTTCTCCCCTGTCACTGGTAAATTCTATGTATCATATGCTGAGGCATTAAAAGATCCAAGAGTAAAAGCATCAGAAGACATTAAAAAGAAATTTAATTTTTCACCAAATCAACAATCAAATCTCACGATCCCTGGTATGCCTACTAATGCATCTGGATCTAACGTGACAGTTGTCAAGGCACCCGCTAAGTCCACTAATCCAAAACTTAATGGCAGTGGATCAGAAGTTCCAAGCAGACCTCCCGGCAACGGCGACCCTGCGAAGTTCCGCATCTTTGGTATTCCAATACCTTTCTTATAAGGGGATAAGATATGTTACCTATTCTAGCGAGAGCAGCAGGTGGATCCATGGCCCGGAAAATAATGGGTCGTAAGAAGAATGTGAGAGTTGGCCAGGCACAACCACAATCATCAAATACTATTGTTAAATCTGAAAAATTTACAGGTAGATCTGCAAAGGCATCCTCCTCATTACCAAGACCACCTGCTCCTATGAAGAAAGTATCTGGTGGAATGATTAGTAAAGATGATCCAATAAAAGTTATTCATGTTAAGACTTTGCAGATTGAAAGTATTCTTGTAGGGACTTTGGCATCGGAAAAGGCGGAACTGAAGAGAAAGAAGAGTGATTTTAAAAATCAAAGTAGACAAGATCAAGAGGACAAGTTAGAGAAAAAAGATTTAAAACCAAACAAAAAAATGAAGATGCCAAAGGTTCCTGGAACTGGTGGTATTTTTGGTTTTATTAAGAATTTTATTGGAAACATCTTGATGGGAATATTCCTAACGAAGATGATAGATCATGTTGATAAGTTGAAAGGAATAGTGATAGCTCTTGGTAAGGTCGCTGATTTTGTGTCTGAGGTTGGCATTAAATTAGTTGATGGACTTGCTACTTTTGTTGATTGGGGATACAAAGCATACGATGCAACTCAAGGATTTTTAAAGAACTTCGGAGTACAACCAGAATTGTTTGATCAATTCGCAGGTGCTCTCTCTGGAATAATTGATGCCCTGATTATTGGATCAATTATTCTTGCAGCAAGAGGAGAAGATGGATTTGGTCCTGGTGGACTTGATAAAGCAAGAAGACCTGGTGGACGTAAACCAGGTGTAACAACAGGTAGTGGTGGACAGAAACCTAGATTTACAAATCCATTTAGAAGAAGTCCAGTTACTCGTGGTGGAAAACCTGGAAAACCTGGAGCTCCAGTTACTCAAGGTCGTGGTGGAAGAGGTCCTAGACCAAGAGTTCCTGGAACTGGTCCTAGAGTTACCGGTGGTGGAGGAGGATTAAAGATTCCTAGATTCCCAAGACTTCCTTTTGGTGGGGTAGTTAGGGGTCTTGCAGGACCATTTATCAACACTCTTCTTGCAATTTGGGATTTTAGTGGTAGAAAATCAGCAGGGCAAACAAATGTTCAAGCAGGAGCAGGAACCGGTGGTGGTATTCTTGGTGGTATTGCTG